TATGAGTGTAAATTGTCCTGTGCCACCAACTTTTGCATGATCCCTCATGGTAAACGCCATCAACCTATTTGCCGTATACTTAAACGACACATGGATCCATACAGTAGTCTTACCAGAATACTCTAATATCAATTGGTCATACGGGATGATCTTTTGGATGGCTTGTATAGCTTCATAGTGTCTTTCTCTGTTAAACCCTGGGATGATGATGTCTGCTGCTTGACCTAAATAGTGTTGTGATGTAGCAGACGACTTAGGTACATCACCAGGTCTCCTGTATCCTGAAGTTATCACCATACCTGGGTATAAGTTGATGATAGGCTCAAGGCAGTTTTCAGCAAGACCCTTAAGGTTACATACGATCTCTTGTGCAGTTAATCCTTGTTGGTTCACAGGCATCCTTGATCCACCCTTTGTTAACCCGCCAAGGCTAAAGTGTGGAGATAGTATTAGGTCTGGAGTAAACTTCTCCATAGAACTGATGATGTTACAGCTCTGTGGTAAAGGAGCAACGTTGTTTTCTGCTGCGGAAGCAGAGCCTTGAGAAGTACCAAAGTCTTTGTCGGCAGGGTCTAATGTACCATCTGAGATTTGTTTGTCTATGTACTCTGATGGATCACCTTCCTCAGGTGTTTCATAGTGTGCTGCAGCTTCTACTCCACGAGTTAACACTACTAGTTCAGAAAACGTTGGTAGTTCAGGAGTTGCTATCTCTAGTGTATCTAACCCTGTACCAGTTGCATCACCAGCTGTACCACTGTTCATGTCTACTCGTACGGCATCAACGTTAAATGTTGCTGCGGCTTTAAAGTTTTGCGCTGCAGCAGATTGTACGTTTACACTATTGCCTGATAATATGTTAATAGGATCAGTGCTAGTCTCGATATTAATGCCTTTTGCTTTTAAGTTATAGACTCCTGCAACATCAACGTCCATTTTACCAGTAACGTGCATCTTAACGTCACCAATGACCTCAACATTTAATGCATTGTTGATCTTGACATTATGGTTACCATCTATGGTGACGTCAGCAGTGCCTTTAACATATAGGTGACCGTTTCGTTCAAGCACCTCGTACTTGTCACCTACTATACGCTTGACTTCTGTACCGTTAGAGTCGATCTCTGTGTATGTACCAGACTTATGATAGATGTGTACGCGCTCTGAGTTTGGTGTATCGTCAAACTCCATGACATGGCCAGACTCGGACATGAACACATGATTATACGGGTACAATGAGTTGTATGGTACGGGAGATTGGTCCCATGTCACGTTAAATGCAGAGATGACACCTTTCTCCCTCGCTAGTTCCTTCTTACGAACTATGGTCTTCTTGATGTCTTCATGTCTTGCAAGCTTATTGGTATCTGGTTCGTTTAAGTATAGCGGGTACTTACCTTTTGGATCTTTAAATCCGAGGACCATAGCTATACCGTCGTTAGTTAATCCCGAACTAGTAGTTGATGAGTCGACTGGTGGAGTAGCGGAAGCTACTGGTGATAGTTCACCAGCAACATTTGGTATACCATCTTTTAAGAATAAGTCTTTCTGTGTAGTATCTGGATTTAGACCATTGAATGCAGTGGCTGCATCTAAGTATTTTGCAGAATTAAGATCAACCATCATTGATGAATTAGTTACAGTTTCTGGTGTAGTATTATATGCAAGAGCACATAATCCATCAAACATTGATTGACTGATAGGAGCTTTGACCGTGGATTGGATTGCTGGTGCTATATTTGTTGCTACATAGTCTTGTATCTCTGTATCTGATAATGCTGGATCGTTTCTCTTGATCTCATCGATACCAGCTTGAGATAATGTATATGATGATGCTGGATTTAACCCAGTTAATTCTTCTATTTTATCTTCAGGAGAATCATTACTTATTATGTTTCCATTTGAATCTGTGATTGATTGTTGATCGGCCGGCGCGATCATACCATCTTCTTTTAATATCATCTGATCATTATCTTGATCTATTGCACCTTGTGCTTGTGGGATACCGCCGATAGAACCTAATATGATTGGTTGTTGTTCGTCATCATCTCTAAACATGATGAGGACCCAGGTTCCTTCAACTGGACCTAATGGAGAGTGACCTATGCCTGATATACCAGCAGAAGTTATCGGCTGCATAGGATATGCCCATGGTAAGTCTTCAGTCTTTAGCTGGTTCTTATCATGGTTATGTAGACCAACGACTCTAACTTGACATCTACCAAGCTTGAGCGGGTCGTTCCTGTTCTCTACGCATCCAGTGTATAACTTCATCTTCCACCTTTATTTAGATCAACTATGAACGTGTCTTTGATCAACTCCATATGACACTCATGCTTCTCTCTATTTACAAAATGATTTATAGCTGCTATTATATAGTTACCCGAAAACATGTTATCAGCCGTATCCATGTCTTCCTTATCGGTAGGATTAAACTTATTCAAGTTCAAGTAAACCTTCTTGCCTACTGTGTAGTCTGTCCTACCTGGGACGACTATCTCCACCTTTGATATCTCTGCTTGTTGTATCAATGACATCCTTCTTTGGATCGACCTAGCATTAGTCACGTCACCAAAGTTATTAAAGTTTCCATAGTATTTTGGCATAGCAAACACCATTGAGTTTGACCTACGAATGACATTATTAGAGGCACCAGCAAACTCGTTTAGGTGTTTTTGATTACTAAACTCGGTGAGCATATCAAAGTTTTTGACCACATACTTCTTGGTAGTTAGGTCATAGTTGATCATCTTAGAAGCATACATGCCGCTCTTTGCCCTGTCTATGTAGTCAAATATGGTTGGCATGTTGATGTCTATGATACGTTGGTATTCTTTTTCTATGTTCCTGAATGACCTGCCGTCTGGAGTAAACTCCCTCATGAAAGCATCATAAGTGAAGTATTGTGTGGGCTCTGCTTGATACAACGTCTCGAGCGATACGAAGTTTAACCCGTACTTATTTTCAAAGAACAGATAAGAAGCGTTGCCGTTCCTGTTAACAGCGATCTCTGCCGTATAGTTCAATGCTTTTACAGGAGACCAAAAGTTTGATATGTACTTGACCCCGTTAGGCGTCTCTTCTATGATAGGAGTCTTAACAGTCTCCAAGCCATTGATCTTATCTGTGATTATCGATTGAGCTATGTCAGAACACTTACCTTGATAACACTTACTGACCTTCTTGTTTAAGTCAACTATGGCTTCACGTGATATGAAGTGTAGTTCATAGATAAGGTTCCTGTCACCCTTCTTGATACGATTTGACATCTTGAAGATATAGAACTGGTCGCTGATTATGTTATCCTTACCTTCGAAGGAAGGAGTATGCATCTTGATGTTGACGAACTCTTCACCTACAAACGGGAACAGGTTTGCTAAGTCTAACGAGTCTTTTAATGCCAGTACTCCAGATATGAACGGAGAGAATATGTCCTCGTACATCTCTATGGCTATGACTTGATTGGTTACGTCTTGACCAAACCCATTAGACGAGATGATCTCAATCTTGTCGATCGAGACGTCTCCCGCGAACCGTATTACTTCAGAATCTGCTGGCATTATATAAGGTCTTTAAAGTTTTTAAGGATGGTGTTTAGTAGTGAAGGTGATATTAGCTTGATCCTGCGTTTACTCTCGTTCACGTCTGACTCATACGTATAGTTAGATACAGATGTTGCTCCAGGGTATGATGAGTGTACTATGAACCCGTTGCTATCTACATAATGATGCGTATCGTACTCATTACCTGCGCCATACTTTGCAGTGATATGCTTCTCTAGTTCATATACCGGGAGAGGGAAGTCATTGATGTAGTCATACTTTTCGTTAACCAGCATGACGACCCAATGGTATAGTGGAGACCCATATACCTTCTCTGCTATGATTTCAGGTGTATCTCCGTCTCTGAAGTCATACTCATCATACAACGTTATGTTAGATAGTAGTTCTTTACGCAACCTAACGTTCTGTGTGATGTCCTTGACTAGCTTGTACTGGGTCGTACCATTGATATCATAGTCATATAAAAATGTAGGGAAGTTTTTAAAGTACATATATTATAGCCCGTCTTGTATCTTCTCTTTTGTAAGAGTTGCAAGTTCTTTAAATGTCAACGTGATGTTGATCTGTGTAGGCATACCGTTCTCGAACGTGGTGAACTGACCGTTTGGAGAGTAGTTTACTGTCATGTCAGTAAGTACGCATGATGTGTGTCTATTTACGTTTTTATTTTCTTGTGTACCATTATAATAGAATATATCAAACTCTGATGGGTATATGTATAAGAAGTTATTTGCGTCTTTAAACTCTGGATGCATGTGTAGCTTGAACTCATAGATGATGTTTAATACCTTTTCTGCTTCTATATGATCTCTTGGATAAAACTGGTAGTCAAAGTTAAAAGTCCTAAAATATACGTGCTTGAATAGTTGTTCTTTTCTTGGGTTAGGTGCTAGGCCAGTAAGCTTGCTTATGCCTGCGGTTCCTGGTAGTTTTGATAAACCTAAGCCTAAACCTGCCGCGGCTATAGAACTTAACGCGCCTTCTCCAGATACATTGCTAGCTCCTTTTTGGGCTAGGGCTTCAATGCCCGCAGCTGTACCTCCAGCTGCAGCTACACCCATAGCATAGATGTCGAGGTCTTCTTCGTCGTAGTTCATGCTGTATGTAGTACTCATGTTATTAGGAGAGTGTAAAGCGATGGCTGTCTTTAATCTTTTCTTTTGACCTGAGAAAGTGCTAGCAGCTGTTGCTACTGCACCAGCACCTAATCCTATGGCTGCAGCAGTGGTTAACGCCTCTTTTGATAAGCCTCGTGCTGCTACTCCATTCACCACTGAAGATGTTGTTAAGCTGCCGCCTAATGCTAATCCGCCAATGGCTATTCCTGCTGGGGCAGCTATAGCTCCTCCAACTCCAGTGCCAAACTTTCTTGATAAAGCTAATAGTTCACCGTTATCTCTGGGAGTATTGTCTTCTACAGTAGCTTCTATCTGATCTTTGATTAGCTTTGAATCTACTGCAGCGTTGATATAAAACACTACGTAGTTACTTCCATATTCAGCTAAATTACCCATCAAGTCTGAAGGATAAGTGTGTTCGTTGATCCTGTATTTGTTGCTATCAAATGTTGCTTGACCACCTCTTGCAGAAAACAACTCACTACCAAAAAAGTTTTTATTTCCTGACGGAATGTTATCTTCTTTAGTTTGAGTACTTTTAGATTTAAATGGGTCACCGAAGTTTTTCCCAAATAATTTTAAATCTGGCATATTATATTCCTAAACGTTTATTGATTATTTATATGATAAATAAGGATATGTTTCATAAAAGAAGATATAAACCAATGTTCCCAGAGAAGTATGAAGGGGATCCTACTAACATCATCATGAGGTCTAGTTGGGAAACCAGGTTTGCTGCATGGTGTGATAAAAACCCATCCATCATAAAATGGTGTTCAGAAGAGACGGTCATCCCTTATAAATGCCCCACCGACAATAGGCTTCACAGGTACTTCATAGACTTTAAGATACGAGTTAAGACCAAAGAAAACCAAACAAAGACATACCTCGTAGAGGTTAAACCTGCCAAACAGACCCAGCCACCAGTGTTTCCAGGCAAGAAGACAAGACACTACTTGATGGAGTCAGTCACCTTTATCAAGAACCAAGCAAAATGGAAGGCAGCTACAGAATGGTGTAAGGATCGAGGGTATGAGTTCGTGATCATAACCGAGAATGAATTAGGCTTAAATTAGCATATAAATAATCAAATGGCTCAACAGATTAAAGACGTATTTGCTAACAATCAGTATAACTTAAAAGAAGCTGCTATCAAGTCTAAGGCATGGTTTCAACAACAAGCTTTGCTCCTTGGAAGACAGAACCTTACAGCTGCTAAAGTACTGAACTCTGATTCTGCAAGGGTTAAGAACACTATAGTTCCAGGATCGATGTATATGTTTATATATGATCCTAAGGGTAAAGATGAACTGCCATACTATGATAAGTTCCCGTTAGTGTTACCTTTTAAGAAGGTTGCTGGTGGGTTTCTTGGCTTAAACTTACACTACTTACCTTATCAGCCTAGGATGATACTATTACAAAGGCTGATGGACTTTGTGTCTGACAGGAACATGAACGAAAACACTCGTATACGATATTCATGGAGCCTAATAAACGGAGTCAGTAAATTTAAATCGGCAGAACCATGTGTTAAGCATTATTTGATTGATCATGTTAAGACAACTTTTAGGAAGATAGATGCAAACGACTGGGCTACGGCGATCATGTTACCTGTAGAGCAGTTTGTTGGTGCAAATAAGAACAGGGTCTGGAAAGACTCAATGGGATACTAATGGCAACTTTAAACGAATTCATATCACAAGTAGCTGGCGAAGGGTTGATGCGAACATCTAGGTTCGCGGTATCTTTTGCTTTACCAAGCTCTCTATCTGCAGGACTATATAGTGCAGATTTACGTAAGATACTATTATACTGTGATGCCATAAGCTTGCCTGGGTTAACATTAGAGACCACGGCAGCAAAGACTTTTGGCGAAGAGCGTCAGATGCCACACCAAAAACAATACGAGACCATAAACATGGGGTTCTATGTAGATAACTCGATGACAGTTAAAGAACTGTTTGATAAGTGGATGAATGCTATTCAAGACCCAGTAACTCGTAACTTTAATTACTATTGGACTTATGTGACAGACATAAACATTGATATATTTGATATAAAAGACAAGAGTCGTTATCAAGTAACATTATATCATGCCTATCCAAAAGCTATAAACGCTATCCAAATGGACTATGCAAACAAAGACGTGATGAAGCTATCAGTAGCTATGGAGTACAAGTATTGGAGATCTTCACCAGCAACAAACACTACAGAATCATTCTTGAGTGATACTGTAGAGGTGCCAGACACATACTTTACCAACTTTGATCAGTATCAAACAGGATATAATTCTTTTGAGAACTCTAGAAATTCATTATACTCTTCAGAAACAGCGTCTACAGGTCGCGGAACAATATTAACTTAAGGACTTAAAATGGAATACAAAAAACAAGGTGTAAGCGATAATGCTTACCAACATTTACAAGAGGCGGATACAAACGGTGACGGCTATGTGAGTAGCCAAGAACTAGCTATGTATCTTGAGTTTAAGCGTAGAGAGCTTGAAGACCAAGATGCTCAACGTGATGCTATGCGTAAGATGACATGGTTTGCACTATGGGGTATGTTATTATATCCAGTGACCATCGTTATCGCTTCATGGTTAGACGTAGACGATGCAGCAACTATCATTGGTAATATCGCTCCTACATACTTTGTAGCCATCTCAGCTTTGGTGGCAGCATTCTTTGGTGCTAATGCATACTCAGCATCTAAAAAGAATGATGCACCACAACAGATGCAGATGCCAATCCCACAAAGACCAGCTCCATCAGCTCCACCACCTCCTGCTCCACCAGCACCACCGAGTGTAGAGGATTATAGTGAGCCTGAAGTTAGTGCTGAACGTGCTACACCAAGAAGAAAGATAACTTAACATAAAGGTATATCATGAAGTCTGATGATAATTTGTCAAAGGTTTTTAACGTAGAGCCTCTCAAACCTGGGGAAACGATTAGTACTGGCGCTGAGATAGTGCCAGCTTCTACTAAGGTTGAAGAGAACGTAGATTACGACTATGATTCAGCTCGTAATAACCTACATAAGTTGTTGAATCAAGGCCAAGATGCATTGTATCATGCGTTAGAGATTGCAAAACAATCAGAACACCCAAGAGCTTTTGAAGTAGTAGGTAACTTAATGAAACAACTAGCTGACACTAACGAGCAGCTGTTAGCATTGAGTGAACGTAAGCAGAAGTTGGATTCGCCTAAGCAACAAGAAGGGCAGCCAAATAAACAAGTAACAAATAATAATGCGATTTTTGTGGGGTCAACCTCCGAATTGAGCAAGATGATCAAAGATATGAATAAAGGAGAATAGTATGGCACTACCTATGATGAAGGCACCGTTATATAATGTAACGGTGCCATCTACAAAGAGAGAGATACAGTTTAGACCGTTTTTGGTCAAAGAAGAGAAAGCATTACTCTTAGCACAGCAGTCTGAAGACCCTAAGGTAATGATCAACACATTAAAGAACGTCTTACAGTCTTGCATAGTCGGAGACGTAGACATAGATAACTTAGCTACGTTTGACTATGAATACTTATTTACACAGATCAGAGCAAAGTCTGTAGGCGAGATAGTAGAGTTAATATTCCTTTGTGATACATGCGATGACGAAAAGGCAAAGGCTAACGTTAAGTTAGATATAACAAAGTTTAAGGTAGAGTTTCCAGAAGGACATGACACTAACATCCCTTTATTTGATGATGTTGGGATCATGATGAAAAACCCGTCGCTAGATACTTTAGATAAGTTAGAGAAGATACGAGACGGAGATATAGACAGTATATTTGATGTAGTAGTTGATTGTATAGAATCAATATACAACACTGATGAGGTGTTTAATACTAAAGATCAAACAAGACAAGAAGTATTAGACTTCCTTGAAAACTTAACTCAAGAACAGTTTAAGAAGATTGAAAACTTTTTCTTAACTGTACCTAAGTTAAAGCAGACAGTAGAATATGATTGCCCAGTATGTAGCAAGCATCATGTTAAGTCTATGGAGGGCCTGGCAAGTTTTTTTTAGTTAATCTCAGTCACGAGAGCTTGTCCAACTATTATAAGATGAACTTCGCTCTCATGCAATACCACAAGTATTCGTTGACTGAGATTGAAGAGATGTTCCCATTTGAACGCGAGATCTATGTTGCTATGTTGATTAAGTATTTAGAAGAAGAAAAACAAAGACTAGAGAGTAGGTAATGGCAAAAAGCGGATTAATTTTTAAATCTGAAGCAGAGTTTCAGAAAGAGTATCAACCTGAAAGGATGGGCGAAGGAGCTCTTAAACAGGTTATCCAACAGTTACGTTCGCATAACCTATCAGCTGAAGGTGTCAAGACGAAAACGCTTGCTGCAGAACCGATTATCAAAGACTCTAAAGAAACTAAACTTAAAGAAGATTCTAATAAAAATACAGAATACTTGATAGATGAAAATAAAAGATTAAATAAAAACATAGAAAAGTTAACAAAAACTATCAGTGATACTTCTAAAGGAAAAGGTATTACTGGAGAAAAAGCTGAAAAGTTAGCAAAAGAGCAAGAGAAGGACTATCGCGGGATAGGACAACAGTTTAAAGAAAGACTTACAGGTAGAGCTGGTAATAAGTTTGATCCAAGCGGCATGGCTTGGAAGTTTGGATCAATCAGAGGTTTATTACATACTACTGGGTTGGTTAAAGCTGGAGGTGGAAGCTGGTTAGATAAAAAGCTAGACGTACGAGAAGAGCGTTTGAGAACTGCTCATGAGATGACTAAAGCAAACTCTACTATGAAAAACCTAAAGCAGTTTAAGACAGATGCTGCTGTAGAAGACTATTACGCTGAAAGAGGTAAAAAGGTACAAGAAGCTAAAGCTAACCTTCAAACAGAACAATACAAGATAGACACAGCTCAAGGATTAATGTCAGAAGAAGAGTATGCTAGGACTACTGGTGGTCGAAAGAATATAGAAGCCCGAGATAAAGCCGCACAAGCGCTAATTGATATTGATCCTACAAAACAAGGTGAGAAAAAGGGAGCAATTAAATCTGCTAAAGAAGATGTCTCACAAGATGAACTAAATGTATCGCAAGAAGAGAGTGATACATTAAAAGCATTAACAGCTTCTACAGAACCACTCAATGAACTGATAACCATCACTAAGATAGAGAATGAACGTAAGGCTAAAGCCGACTCTGACATGTTAGTTGCTTTAAACAACGTTGCTGCGTCGGCAGGTCAAGGCGGATCTTTAGGAGGACTAGCTAGTGTTGCAACCGATCTTATCGGCAGAAAAGGTGCTATTGGAGCTGCTAAAAAGGGAGCTGGATACCTATCAAAAGTAGGTGGTGCTGGTAAGCTCATGAAAGGTGTCGGCATAGGTGCAGTTGGAGCTGCAGTTGGTGAAGGTATGCAATGGGGTGGTGATAAGCTTAAAGAAGCAGGATACGAAAAGACTGGTAAAGCTGTAGGAACTGGTGGTACAGCAGTTAAGTATGCTGGTTATGGAGCTATGATCGGTTCTGTTATTCCTGGTGTTGGTACTGCTATCGGTGCGGGTATCGGTGGTGCTATAGGTTTAGGTAAAGGCATCTATGATAACTATTACAAAGGTGCTCCAAAGGCTACATCAAATAAAGAAACACACAGCTTACGCATGGATACTAGTGATCCTAACAATATAAGATACCTCGTAGATGATAAAGAGATCAGTGCTGATGAATACATGAGGTTGCAAAACATTGAAGACTTACGCGATCAAGCTAAAGCCATAACTGCAGCATCAAATAAAGCTGATCAAGTTTCAGCACGATCTGCAGATAACGCTGAAGATGAAGGCGCAGTAACTGATACACAAGCTATGAAATCGAAGTATTATAAACCAGCAAGTAAATCTCAAATTTCAAAAGACATTGCAATAGATAAAGCTAAGATGCAGATTTATGCTGATCGTCAAAAAGCGGCGGAAGTTTCAGCACGATCAGCAGATAACGCAACATCTAAGTTACCATCTAATGCAGCTCCATCAAATACTATCGTTAATGCTCCAACTAATATTAGTAAGTCATCAACAAATAATTCTATTAAAGTACCTATAAGAGATCAAGACCATTCTGTTAGGTCTTACTATAACTCTAGGTATGCTACATAAAAAAGGGACCTTTCGGTCCCTTTTCTACATCTACTCTTAGTTTTCGTTAGCGATACTTGCAAAGAAACCCATCATGTCTTCATCCTCATCATTGATCTCTGGCGCTTTAGATACTGGAGCTGGTGCCGCAGTAAATGTTGGTTCAGCTTTGGCAGTGAATGATGGTGGTGGTGCAGATGGTAATGGATCATTACTCATTGACTCTGCCGTAGGTACAGCAACTCCACCACTTAACACTGAATCTAACTTAGCTTTAAGTTCGTCATAAGACTTAAACTGTTTAGTGTTGTTAGGATCAATGAACTCAGCTAGCTTAACTTGTTGATTTACGATAGCTAAGATCGCTTCATCAGTTGGAGCCACTGGTGTTTGCTCCGCGAACACTGATTGGTCATAGTTAGGATAACCTTCGACCGTACGCATACGGATCTTGAAGTTTGCACCTTCCCATAAGTCAAACACATTCACTGGTTTTTCATCCTCAAATGTAGGTTGTGCTTTGTTCATGATCATGTCAAAGATCTTCTTACCATACTTGAACAGCACTACTTTGCCATTATTTTCTGGATGTACTGGATCTGATACGACCACAATGTTTGAGATGAATGTTAAGCGACGCTTTTGATCACGTGCGATCTCTTTATTTGCATCAGAACCTGAGTTCCAAAGTGTGGTGTTGAGTTCACCAACTGGATCTGGTTTTCCAACAGTGGTCAATGAGTTTTCAATGTACCATTTACCTGTTGGACCTTTGAAGCCATGAGAGAATACTTTAACCCATGGTAGTTCATCACCTTCGACTCTTGGTAAGAAACGAATCACTGCAGTTGCATTACCTGCTTTGTCACGCTCTAGTTTCCAAAAGCGATTGTCTTCATAGTTCTTATTGTTATCTGATTCGAATGCAGATGAGATCTTGCTGAAGTCTTGATTGCGCGAAGCGCGGAGTGTATTAATGTCCATCGTATTTTCCTTTGTATGTTAATATTGCGTAGTATAGAGTATAACTTCTACTCATCTTTATTTATCATGCC